TGCTGATTTGGCGTAACGCGAGTCGATGGTGACCGTCGTCGCCACAACAGTGGTTAGCAATGCAAGCGCACCACCGAGCAGCGACAAACGGTTGTCCATCTATCTGCCCTGACCACGCAAGGGCTTCTTACCGCGCCGACGTGGGCGCGAATGTTGGCCGTAACCCTGGGATGTGGTTTTGGGGCGACCGGCTTTGTGCTCAACCCGCCCCAGTGCAGTCTTTGACTTGACCGCCATTACCAGGGCACTCCGGCAGCCTTAGTGGGGGCGCGTTGCTCGTCGATCTGAGCTTGCAGAGCAGCTTGGATTTCGGTGACTTTTTCGTCGCCCCCGAGTGCGGTCTTGACCCAGCCAATCACTTCGGCTTCCGTCAGGTCAGCAAACGGGATGAGCGTGTCGGGACGCTCGAAACCGATGCTGCCGTAAGCACCACTGGAGTAGGTGCCGTCGTTAGCGTTGACGGTGTAATGCGCGGTGAACACAAAGCCGTCGTCGGTTTCGCGCTCCAGGGTGTTGATGCTCCAAGTGAACGTGGTGGTCGGGGTAGCGGCGGGCATGGTAGTAGCCAAGTCTGTTTGACTTTAAGGGTGGTGCAACCTGTTGGGAATGGCCGGTTGCCCGCCTGGGTGATTAGCGAGTAGGACTACTGCGCCTCAAGGGCTGACAGACGAGCTTCCATCGCCTCGATCTGCTCCTTCTGCCGTTTGAGTAGGTTCAGCAAGTGAGGAACAAAGCGGTCGTACTGAACGCCTTCTGGCTCTAGGCCGCCGTCTTCATTTTTAGCAAACAAGCAAAGCCGCGGATCAATCTCAGCAACTTCCTCGGCAATGAATCCCCAATAGCCCCATTCCTTGTTGTCGTAATCAGAGGTTGACTGATACCAGACAGGACGGCAATTAAGAATAGAATCTGCATAGGAATCTTGCAGCGTTTCAACATTTGTTTTGTATTTGATAGATGAAACAGACCTGATGAGATATCCGTCAGTATTAACGTTTACGTTTGCAGCCGTAGCAGTAGTGGATGAGTAAACGGCGGGAATGATTACGTTGCCATCATTTTTGATAGTCATCCGCTCCGTCGGGCTGCTCGCTCCGTCGGCAGTAGTGGAGAACACTAAACGCGATCTGTGATTAGATCCAGATGTCCAAGAGCCAGCATCAGACGTAGCGTAAATCTGTGCGCCTAGGTTTTCGGAATTATCTGAAAAATTAATCGCTCCAAGAGCTTGGCCGTCGCCAGATGGCAGGCTTCCTCTACGCAAGGCAAAAACGGCGTAATCCGTCGTCGCACCTGAACGACCTTGAACTTGGAGCAATGCGCTGCCAGAGGTAGTAGTCGTGCCAACTAACAGGCGTCCCGATGTATCAAACCGCGCCCACTCACCAGAGTTACCATAAAACGCCAAATCCCGAGCAGTTCCCGAGCCAGAAGCACTGGACTGGAGGTACGCCGCATTAATGCTGGTGTTTATGCCGAGTGCTAGTTGTGAAAAGTTTGAATCGGCAGTGCGTATTTCAATGCCATTGGCATTAGCGGTTTCGGTAATCGTGAGCTTTGATGCAGGACTGGTAGTGCCAATCCCTAAACGCCCTGACGAATCAAGGCGCATATAATTGATCCCGCCAACTTTCCATTGAAAGTGGTTAAGATCCGAGCCAACATTAAAGTCAATTGTTGTGTCGGTTGTATTTCTTTTAATAGTGAAATCTGCACTATCGCCAAATTGGATCCCCGAGTTAGCGGCGGCATCACCAAAGTTTAAGGATGATGCAGGCGTAGAAGTCCCCAGACCTACGCGTCCCGAGCTGTCGATGCGGGCGGCTTCTGATGCGCCACTATTAACCGTCCAAACATGAGCCCCAGTACCGTTAGTTCGGTGATAAATATCTCCGTTACTGGCTGAATCAACGTAAAGACTGGTTCCACCATAACAGATTATCTGCGCGCTACTAGTCGCAGTTGCATTATCAAAGAAGATTTGGGAATAAACAGCAGTGCCATTAGGTCGAATCCGAAGACTACCGTTTGTGTTGCCTGTTCCTCGAAATAGTACCTCACCATCAACATGTAATTGATAAGACGGATTCGTAGTGCCAATCCCTACGCGACCACTGCTATCAATGCGGGCGCGTTCGCTTTGGGATCCAATGGCAGCGGCACCAGTGGCAAATGAAATACCATCGTATCCGCCAAGATTCAGGTACTCACCACCGGAAGAAACACTATTTGCGGCACCACGCCATACAGCAACGTACTTATCGGTGGAGTTGCCGTTTCCTAGAACCAGCATACCGCTGTTGTAATTAGTATCTGTGCGACTTATACATAGAACTGCCCCAAAATCACTAGTTGCTCCAATAGTTAATGGAGATTGAGGCGAAGTAGTGCCAATCCCTAGTCGTTGGTTCGCAGTGTCAAGATAACAGAACTCACCTAATCTTACAGTTTGCGCAGCGCTATATCCCAATAGAATCTTGAAATCACTGTTACCATCTTTTCCTCTTAAATAGTTTCCATTGGTGCCAATATAAATATCACCATTTTCTACTTGCAATTTTGCACTAGGGCTACTAGTCCCCAGACCTAAGCGGCCTGAGTTGTCGATGCGGAGCGCTTCAGAATTGCTTGTTCCAGAATGGAATACATGCGCCCCTGTGGATCCATTTTTGCCGTAGTAATACAAGCTTACCCCATCGCTTGTAATTGTGGGTGCAGCGGTTGAAGTTGTTGGGGCTCGATAGTCAAGCACCAGGCGTGGAGAGCTGTCGCCAATGGCAAACTGGCTACCCGAAGTTCCGCCTGCAACCTGCAGTAAATAACTTGGATTGGTGGTCCCCACCCCAACGCGACCACTGGTATCAATACGCGCAGCTTCATTGCCAAATGAGCGGAAGAAGGTAAGCGGTCCTCCCGTTCCGTTCAAAAGACGAGCCTCGCCATTAACGTTTGAATTTCTAAAAACAAGTTGCGAGATATTGGTTGATCCAGTTGTATTAACAGTGAAAGTTGTATCAGCAGTGCTATCGATCCACAGCCGTGCGTTATAACTACCTGGATCGGTAGTAGAGCCAATCCCTACTTTCCCGTCCGATGTGATGCGGAGATGTTCGGAAAGCGTTACAGACGATCCTGCAGTGCCAGAATTTGCTGCTGAATAAGTAAGTGTTTGGTCTTCAATGCGTAAAAGACCACCACCTCTGCTGCTTATTCTGCTCCAAGCATTGCTGCCAGTTTTGAAGAGGTTATTGGCAAAATAGCTATCATAATTATATGAAACGTGATCGCTGCCGACGCTGCCATATCCGACCTGCAGGTGAGCACCGATTGCCGCTGATGGGGCAAGAGTTAATCCTGCTCTTCCGTTTGCATCAACAAACAACCGCCCAGACCCACCAGTCGAGATGGCTACTTGGTCTGCGCCAGGTTGATAAATACCTGAATTAACGTCACCGTTCAGGATGATGCTGGGGGCGGCTGCCGTACCAGCGGGAAAATCAAAGCGCTCGCTGCTGGTCCAAGCATCCGTAGCGTTGACCCAGTTGATCGTCTTATCCGTAGCGCCCTTCAGCGTGATGCCGCCACCGTCAGCAGTCGTGTCAGTAGGAGTCGTAACCGACCCCATCTCAATGTTCTTGTCCTCAACAATCAGGTTTGTCGTATCAATCGTCGTGGTCGTGCCCTGAACCGTCAGGTCGCCAGGGATCGTGACCGCACCAGTATCCGAAATCAGCAGCCGCTGCGTTCCAGCCGTCGAGATCGCAAGCTGATCAGCACCAGGGCGATAAATACCAGTATTAGGGTCGCCGTCAAACGCAATGCCGGGAGCCGCCTCCGTACCAGAGCCAGCGTTCTCCATCAAGTCAGCAATGCTGACCTTCTTCGTCTCGTCGTTGGTTACGTCAACGGCAGGCAGGACATCAGTGCTTTTGGGATCTGCATAGGCGTCCAGATCCGTGATCTTGATGTTGGCCATTGACGATGCTCCGATAGAGAGATCTTAGTTGTGGCTTAGGTCTTGATACAAGCCAGCAGTGCAATGTTTCGCGGACGAGTCTCAGCGTCACCACCGCCAATCGTGTGCGTGTGAGCGCCAGCCGCTCCAGTGGTGTTGCCGCCCTGGGATACAGGTTGCGACTGACCGCCAGACCCTACATTCTGACGATCACCACCGCTGTAGGAGTGCGAGTGGTTGCCAGGGTTGCTGGTGGTAAAGGCGTTGTTGGGCAGTGCAGTTGCATCACCCTGAGACGATCCAAGTGTGCGGCTGGTATCAATGCCGCGACCATCGTCTAAGCCACGGACAAATTCACCACGCAGGTCAGGCAAATTGAACGTGGTGGATCCATCACCGCCGCCATAAGTTGTCCCGATGGCACTGAACAACGTGGCATAGGTTGTCCGGCTGACTGCTGCTCCGTTTGCCTTCAGGTAGCCGGTCGGGGCGGTAGACCGGGCGGTGTAAATCACCGTTCCAGCAGGCGTCAGATCCGTTGCTGATGGGATGCCTGCAATCTCATCGTCAACGTATTTCTTGGTTGCCGCCTGCAGATCTGCTGTTGGTGCAGCATCTAAGGTCAGCGTTCCAGTCAGCGTGCCACCAGCCAAAGGCAGGTAAGTAGTAGACGCTGCCGTGATCTGCAAATAGCGAGCGTCACCAGCTGCCTGCGTAATACCAAGCGGGTCAACGCGGACAAAGTTTGCCCCGTCGTACACCTTCAGCTCATCAGGTGTTTGGCTGGTATCAAGCCACAACTGACCTAGAACAGGGCTAGCGGGTTCCGTTCCACTTGGATTGGTAATGACCGCCGAGCTAGGCAGGAAGCTAACCAGCGAAAAACTGGCGCCGTTATAGATCTTCAGCTCAGGCGGGTTATTAGACGTATCCACCCACAGCTGACCGTTGGCTGGTGATGTTGGAACGTCTGACCCTCGCGTGGTCCCAAACTGGACCATTGCCAAACCAAGGTTTTCGGCTGCAATTCGCTTGGTCTCAGTGTCGCTGATATCAACAAACGGCAGTAGGTCGTTTTCGACCAACGTGTCGGCTGAGGTCAGCTGGGATATACGACGGTCAGCCATCAGTAGCCAATCACTGTGATGTCAACTAAGCCGGTCACGCCGGAACCGCTGGCATCGAGACACTTAATCGTAACCGAGGTCGTGGTTTTGGCTGTGACAACAGCCGTGACCGCCGTTGACCCACCAGTTTGAAGGGCAGTGATTTGCACGCTTTCAACACTGCGGAATGTCTTATTCAGGCTGACCGCCGTGCCAGCGCTGCTGATCGCAACGTCATTCTGTTTCTCGATCACGTCGGGGTAATCGAGCTGAGCGGTCAGGGCAGTGATGTTGCCAGCAACAACACCATCAGGCGACTTGAAGGTGGTCTGCACGCGGTACACATCACCAAGCAACCTTTCGTATGGGGCGTAAGGGTGAACAATCCCGCCCTCTGCTAGCTCGGTGTCGTCGTAGAACCGTTGCTCACCCAAGATGCCAAATGCTGCGCCTCTGACGGCATACGTTCCAGTGGCAGTGCCGCTAAGCGTAATCGCCGTGCCGCCCTGGGTAGCCGCAACACGGAAGACGGTGGTAGTCAGATCAGTTGAAACGACGTGGTAGGTCGTCCCAGTAGAGATCCCGGTAGGCAGGCTGCCCGCAACTTCGACGAACTCAAAGGTGTCGTTCACCTCAAGCAGGTGAGGAATCGTCGAACCACCTCGCTGCAATTGGAAGCTGCTGCTAGCCACGTCGATCACTACCGGCGTGTCCTCCTGCAACAGCTTGTCATCGTCGTTGGTGCCATCAGGCTCCTGCACCAGCACAGTGTCTTCGCCAGTCAGGGCAACCAGTTTGTGCTGATAAGTTGCCGTCGCGGTGGTGCTAAACAGCAGGTTGCTTTCAGCCTCGTTGTTGTCGAAGTTCCAGGTGAAGATGCTGTCTCGACCTGCATCGGTCTGTACTAGATCACCGTTGCCATCGACCTCGCAGTTGATGTAGTTGCCTTCCCAGCTGCCGGCGCCTTGAGTCCTGGCGTTAATCGTTGCGACTGCGTTGCTGATCGGTGGCGCACCAATGTTGACCAGCACAAAGGCAGGAAGATCAGAACGCCAGTTGGTCGCATCAACCGACTTGACCATCACCACCCAGGTGTCAGAGTCAAACAGGCTGGTCTCGAACCATTGTTGGTTGGCGTTCAAGCCGCCAGATGCAAGCTCCAGTCCTGCGCCCCAGCTGGCAGACAAGTTCAGGCGAGTGGCAAGCGCTGCCGGACCGGAGACGTTGTACGTCCCAGTGGCAGTGCCCGTCAGGTTGATTGGGGCGCCACCTGCAGTTGCAGCAAGCTTGAACTCAACGCTGTTGAATCCTTCTGCCGCCACGAAATAAGTGGTGCCAGCTGTGATGCCGGTGGGC